CCGTTCCAATGGGATTCAAGGGATATTATAAGCTTGGAGGACGAATGGAATTTAAAACTAGATCGAATTGAATTTAACTACTGAAAAAATGAGAAAGACAGAAAGAAACGCAAATTTGTTAGCAATATCCTTTGTTGGATTGGTTGCAATATTGTTCACCTTATTAATTTATTAAGCTATGAAAAAAACACTGAAAGTACTTGGACTTATTATTTATTCAATTTTGGCCTTTTTGCCTATTTTCTTTTTAGGATACCTTTTAGGCCTTAAACTACTTTAATCACTTAAAAAAACTACAGACATGAAAACAAATAACTTATTAGGCAAAGCAAACGCAAAGCTTATAAAAACAGCGGAAGAATTTAACGTCCAAATATTCAATTTTTCCATACCAGCTGGTAACGATAAAAAAAGCGGGAAAATTACATGCCCATTTGCGGGATCTTGTTTCAAACTTTGTTACGCTAAAAAAGGTAACTACCGTTTCGGCAATGTTCAACGCGGATTAACATACCGTTACGAAACTAGCAAACAGGAAAATTTTGTGGAATTGATGAATAAGGAATTAAGCAAGATTAAAAAGGATAAACAGACCTATATTAGAATTCATGACAGCGGGGATTTTTATAGCCCGTCCTATTTTCAGAAATGGCTACAAATAGCCCGCTTGAATCCGTCAATTCGTTTTTATGCCTACACTAAAAGCCATTCATTCATTCGAGGGATTCAATTGCCAGAAAATTTTGACCTTATTTTTTCCCTGGGATCAACTAAGGACGAATTAATAGACCAGGAGAAAGAAAGACACAGCAAGATTTTTTATTCAAGCGAAGAAATGGAGGAACAAGGCTATACAGATTCTTCTTATTTCGATCTTTTGGCTACGAAATGGCATACAGCAAACAATAAAATAGGCTTGATCATTCACTAAAATAATATGCTAGACCTATTCGAATATCCCGAAAAACAGCCCGCTAATTTGCGGGCTTTATTGCTTGAATACATTGCAAAGGATCAAAACTATCAAAACTTAATACAGCTTGAAATTGACTTGTTAAAAATCGGTTATTCGATTCAATACGGATTGGATTGCGTAGCCTATAATTTACAGAAAGTAGGGCCTAATTAAGCCCTATTTTTTTGTTTCTTATATACGTCCAATTTATAGCCTATTTTTAGCCCGTTTAAGACCTTTAAATTTTCAAGTATGTAAGGATACCAAAAAAAATATATCGTTCAGCTACGGGCTTAAAAATAGCCTTGTTTGCCTTGCTACTATGTGGCCTTGCTATGCCATACAGTCCGCCAACCTACATAGGTACGGAATGGGCATGCCAGTACACCCCATAGTGTAAAACATGGCGGTTTGACCCATAGTGTAAAACATGGCGGAAAAATAGGCCTAGTGGAAAACAAAACCAGGTTGACCCCCTAGTGGAAAATAGAACCAGTTCGACCCCCTGGTGGAAAATAAAATTTGTCTGGGGTGTTAGTGTAAAATAAAACCAAAAATGTCTAAGAAATGTCTACAACTTTTGCAGTCGCAATTTGCGACCGTATAAAGTGGGTAGTGAAACTAACCAACTGAAAACCCATAGTGTAAAACAAAACCATTTAACCCAGAATATTACCCTTAGTGTAAAACAAAAATAATTTTTACAATTCCCTTGCATTTGTTGTGCAGACTCTTGTACATTTGCTTCATAATCACTTAAACACATACACATGTTAACAGATCACCACTTTATTCTTGAGCAGTCGGGCTTTAGCCTGGAGCTTGAATCCTTCGCCAACGAAGGCATCGTACTTGACCTTTACTTCGGTAACGGAAAGTCTCTCACCCTGGAGCTATACGACGAACTAAACGAGCGGTTTACAGACCACTATCGGGTCGTATGTGCCACCCTAGATCCTTTTATTGTTGAACAGTTAGAAGCCAATGTACGCCAATGCTTTACGAAATGATGACCGCCACCGAGTACGGAGTACTACGTGGCTTTACCGAAAAATCTACACGTGTTCACCAGATTATCCGCTCTGGAGTCTGGCCTGAAGAATGGGTGTATCCGCCTAGAAAGCTAGGCAATCAATGGGTAGTTTTTGTTAGTTCAACCTGGATCGGCAATGGTAGAGGATAGAATCAACGAATGGATACTAGAGAACTTCGGCGAAGTACCGCATAGTGAAAAAATAGAGATTCTGAAGACCTTCGAGATGTATTGGGATGAGATTAGTTACCGATACGCTGAAATGAAAACACTAGAAAAATATAAACACTTAAAACCATGAGAATTCAAGACGAGAATCCGATTATTGACGCTCTTTTAGAGCAAGGTTATCACATCGAAGAAGTACGGGATATTATTGTCCACATACACGAGGAAATAAGGATGAGAACTGACATAGAGGAAATTTTTGATATGTACGGCCTAAGCCTTGATCTAATTCACCACCTAAACACAATATAACATGGAACAGATTATTAAATTTCTAGACAGAAACATCGGAGAGCTATACCTGCTAAAGTCGGGACAGGCTTACTTTAACCAGGAGGTAATGTTTAACTACGATAATAAGACCTACTTATGGCAAGGAGACTTTTCTATTGCCTCAGAGATAGTGACTATTGACCAAACCTACTCCTTCAGCTGTCTGGATGACCAATGCGAGGCAGAGCTTACCCATAGGCTAAATTATGTACTTAGGTATGAGATTTTAAATAACTACTAAACACACAAACAACATGAAAGAACTAATTGCAATCCAGTCGGAGCTTAAAGCTCCAAAGAACCAGTTTAATGCCTTTGGCAAGTACAAGTACCGATCTGTGGAGGATATCCTGGAGGCACTCAAGCCATTGCTTCTCAAGTACGAATGCACCTTGACTATCGAGGATGAAGTTAAAGAAGTTGGAGGGATAGTATTTATCGAGTCTACCGCTGCAATCCAGAAGGACATGGAAGGCAGAGCAGTCACAGCCCAGGCAGGCATCGACATCAACCGCAAGGGTATGGATGTGGCTCAGAGTTTTGGTAGCTCCTCCTCCTATGCTCGTAAGTATGCATTGAATGGGCTCTTTTTAATCGACGATACAAAAGATCCAGATTCGACCAACGATCATGGTGGTAAAAAAGAGGAGTTAACTCCAGCCCATGTAAAGTGGCAAGGAGCAAAGGATTCTCTAGCCAATGGCAAGGTATCTATGGAGCAAATTAAGTCGGTTTATATTTTAACAGCACAAAACGAAAAACTTCTATTATCATGAACTTTAAATGCAGAGCAAGTGCCCTTGGTCAGTTGATGACCAACGCACGGAGTAAAACAGAAACTTTGTCTCAAACAACTAAAAGCTACCTAGAGGATTGGTACAAGGAGCAGATTTACGGAATCAAGAAGCAGATCAAGAGTAAGTACATCCAGAAGGGATTGGCATTGGAGGATACGGCTATCGAGTTTTACTCGGTAGCTATGGAGAAGGATTTCATGATTAAGAACCTAGACCACTTTGAGGATGATTTCTTCACAGGTACTCCAGATTGTTTTCACGAGGGTATAGTCTATGACTTTAAAACCTCGTGGGACTGCTTTACTTTCCCTCTGTTTGACGATCAGCCTGACAGTGGGTACTTCTACCAACTTCAGGTTTACATGCACCTAACGGGCCTAAAAAAGGCCAAGTTAGTCTACACGCTTCAGGACACTCCAGAGTTCTTGACTTACGAGGAGCCTGTGAGCTATGCACACGTGGAAAACAAGTACAGAATCAAGCAGTTTGACATCGAGTACGACCCCCAGGTAATTGAGACGGCCAAGGCCAAGGTATTGGAGTGTAGAGAGTATTTAAACAAAATGGGTATATGAAAAAGCAGACAGCAGTACAAAGTTTTTGGGATAACATAGTTTTAAAATTATCATTTGAACAATTAAACGAGTTTATTCCTGAGTTTAATAAAGCCAAAGAGATAGAAAAGCATCAGATTTCAATGTCTCATTTAGAAGGAGCTATGAAGATGCACCATAAAGAATATCAATCTGGAGATCAGTACTACGAAGAAACCTACGGAAAGTTATGACATCACTCACCCAGGAACAGAAAGACGAGATAGCTAGACTATATAAACTTAAAATAATGAATAAGAATATAGCTACTATAATGAATATTAGTAAACACCTAGTAAATAATTATATATACAAGGACTATCTGCTGACCAACGAGAGAGCCAAGAACACCTGCTCCCACATGAACTACGCAGATGAGGTGCTTGAACTATATAAGAAAGGTTATCCATATAAAGATATTATGCTAATGACTGGTGTAAAATACCATCACCTATGTGAAATCCTAAAGCTAACCAACGAGAGGAGAGTCAAGTCCCTTAGTATAAAAATAGTTAGACAAATAGAGCGTATGGTAGAGGAAAAATGGAGGACTTGTGACATAGCTAAAGAGCTGAATTTGGAGTACAACAGAGTCTCTCACTGGGTGCGAAAAGCCAAGAGAGAGGGTGTACACTAGTTTACACTAAGTGTACACCTAAGTGTAAACCAAAATCGGCCTCCATTGGCTCCAATCGCAATAAGTGAACACTTTGAACACTTTTTGGCAAAATTGAAAAAAAATAAATTTTCACCTAGTCAAAAAAAATATATTCTAAAAAAAAGTGTAAACTTGTAAACCTAGGGCAAAAAACGGCTTAAAATCTGCGATTCTAGAGAGTATAGGCGGTTTTGGGGGGTTTACACTAGGTGTAAACTAAGTGTAAACTTGTGTACACTTTTTTGCCAAAAACAGCCCTTTTTTTATAAACCTTTGTAAAACACGAAAATGAACGTCACACTAGGAAGAGCAATCAATTTACTGAACTCAGGGTTCAGTGTAATGCCCATATCGGAGGGTAAAAAGCCTCTGATTTTATGGAAAGAGTACCAGACAAAGAAGATAGAAAAGTCAGAATTAGAGAAGCTCGAACACAAGACCAAAGGGTATGGTATTATAACAGGTTATTATGATGTTGAATGTATTGATGTAGATTTAAAAGTATTCCCAACAATCCAAGACGGTAAGAAGTTCTGGACTGAATTTGTTAGCTTTATTTCAGATCATATTGATGACTTTAATAGAAAGTTTGTTATATATAAAACAATAAACTCAGGCTATCATATTATATACCGATGCTCTAAGGTTGAAGGCAACAGAAAGCTCGCAACACTCAAGGGACATTCTCAAGCCTTAATTGAAACTAGGGGTACTGGAGGGTATATCTATATCTATGATAACCAGGTATCGGAGATGTCTTATGAGCAAGTACAGGAGATCACAGAGGAGGAAAGAGACATTCTCTTTAGCCTGTGCCGATACTTCCACTACGATGAAGCCAAGGTGGAAACTAAGGTGGAAAATACAGAGTATAGCGGATTGACCCCTTGGGAAGATTACAATCAGAGAAACAGAGTCTTGGACTTGATTGCAAATGAGTTTACAGCAGTAAAGCACCTGACGGATCGAATAGTGATAAGAAAAACTAATTCTAAGGATGCCTTGCATGGATTTATATACAAGGATTCTGGACTCTGTTATCTCTTTACTACGGCCACGATTTACCCTCATGAGACACCTCTAACTCCGTTTAGTATCTACGCTTACAAATACTTCAATGGAGACTACTCTGCTGCTGCTAAGGAGCTATACAAGGAAGGCTATGGAGAGCGAAAGATCCGCAAGGTAGAGATAGAGAAAATTGAGATACCCCAGGAAGACTTGATATTTCCGATTGATGTATTCCCAGACTCAATACAGAGTTATATTCTGTTAAATCAGAAAACACTTAATCATTCTATTGACTACATGGGGTGTAGCTTACTTTGGCTTCTGTCTCTGTGCATTGGTAATGCTTGCAAGGTGGAGGTAAAGACAGGCTGGAGAGAGTCTTGCAACATCTGGATTGGACTGATAGGCAAGGCAGGTCTAGGCAAGACCCCTAGTATAAACGCAATTATCTTTCCGATTGCTAAGAAGAATAGCTTTGAAATTAAGCACTTCCAGAACGAATACAAGAAGTACAAGGAGTACGAGCGATTAACTGCCAAGGAGAAGAAGGATGTGGAGGAAGTTAGGGAGCCTGTGAGAAAGCAGTTAATAGTAAATGACATCACTGTGGAGGCCTTAGCGGATTTGCATGAGGAAAACCAGGTAGGCATTGCGGTATTTAAGGATGAGCTGAACGGATGGATTAAGGACATGAATAAGTACAAGCCTGGTTCTGATCTTGAGTTTTGGCTGTCCTGCTGGTCAAACCAAGCAGCGATTCTTACACGGAAGACCGCAAAGAGTAGCTTTGTGCAAAGCCCATTGATTCCTGTGCTTGGTGGTATTCAGCCTGGTATATTCTCGCAGATATCCACGATGGAAAACAAAGACAATGGATTCTTAGACCGATTGCTTGTGAGCTACCCTGATAAGGAGATTGAGCATTACAACAAGAATTCGATTGACCAAGAGATTTTGGATTGGTACGAGGCTTACATTAGTCAGTTCTATAACCTAGTAAGAAACCAGGTCTTGCAGTACAATAAGTTTGGAGAGATTGAGAGTAGGATAATTCGATTCGATAGCCAAGCAGATATTGAGTGGGAGCGTATATTTAACAATATCACAGACTTGCAGAACTCTGATGACATATCGGAATATGTGAAGTCGATGTTGAGTAAGCAGAAGGCTTATGTCCCTAGATTTGCTCTGTTGATTAATACGCTCTGGTCATTTGAGACTGGTAAGGATTTTGACTTTGTTACTAAGGAAAGTTTGCTCAAGGCAGAGAAATTGAGTAACTACTTCATTGCGATGTCTAAGAAGATTAAAGTAAGTAGCTTGGAGTCCAATGAGCTTAGTGAAATTATTCGTTCTATGAAAAATGAGTCCATAGAAAAGAAAATCGAGATTATCCACAAGACCATACCAGATTTTAACCGCTCTGATTTAGCAGAGTTATTAAATGTTAGTAGAACCACTATTTATAAACACTTAAAGAAATGATTGAAGCACTAGACGAAGTATCAGAAATACCATTTGAAGTATTCTGGGATAAGTACATGGAAGAAAGACCTGGGGACTATGATAAGACATACACTCAGGGGATATGGCTCAAGATGAGAGAAGCAAATAGGGTTCTTGCATTTGAATATATGTCCAGGTTTGGTACAGACTACAAGACTCCTATATTGCATTTAGAAGCTTTTGATTTGCCGTTTTAAGATGAGACACGGATCACTATTTAGCGGAATAGGAGGCTTTGATTTAGCCTCCGAATGGATGGGATGGGAAAATGTATTCCATTGTGAGTGGAATGAGTTTGGACAGAAAGTTTTAAATTATTATTGGCCTAAAGCAATATCATATCATGATATCACAAAGACAGATTTCTCTATTCACAGAGGAACAATTGACATCATTACCGGTGGATTCCCATGCCAACCCTATTCAATGGCAGGAAAAAGAAAAGGCAAAGAGGATGAACGCCATTTATGGCCAGAAATGCTTAGAGCAATACGAGAAATTCAACCGACATGGGTCGTGGGCGAAAATGTTCTCGGACTTGTTAATTGGGATGGAGGGTTGGTATTCCACGAGGTGCAAGCTGACTTGGAAGCTCAAGGGTACGAAGTACAACCGTATGTACTTCCAGCTGCAAGCGTCAACGCTCCACACAGAAGGGACAGGGTTTGGTTTGTTGCTTACTCCAAATCTTGTGCAGATAGCAGAAAGTCCAGAAGAATATCAAACGAGGCAAAAGAAGAGAACGGAGGATGGATTGAACCAGGCACCTCATCCGAACAACAAGTACAACTGCCTACTGAGTCAAGTTCTATATTCGGGAATGTTTCCGACTCCGAACGCAAGGGATTACAAGGATGCACAGACACCAGAGAAGTATCAAGCAAGAAAGGAACTTTGGGCAGAGAAGGGGATAAATTTACAACTGAGTCTTCCTCAGTTGATAAACAATCAAATGATTCCGACTCCAAGATCAAGGGATTGGAAGGGCTGCGAGGGGAGGAGAGGAGACATACCAAGCTACATAGAAGACAATCTAGGATTGAAAACTGGCAAAACTTCCCAACTGTCTCCCCAATTTGTGATGGAGATGATGGGTTTTCCGACAGATTGGACTCTATTACCTTTCCTAAATGGAGAAACGAATCAATCAAAGCCGGTGGCAACGCAATAGTTCCTCAAGTAGTATATCAGATATTTAAAGCAATCGAGCAATACAATCAACTTGATAAGCAACTATCTATATGAAACCACTTGATATTCTTAAACAACTCAAGCAGGATTCGATGCTAGAATCTTATCCCAATGTACCGAAGTATGCTATATCAACACCTAAGTACGAGGATAAGACGGCTAATGGGCTAACCAAGTGCGTCAAAGAGTTCCTAGAACTTAGTGGATACCAAGCAGAGCGAATCAACACAATGGGTAGACCAATCGACAACAGAAAGCAAGTCACCGATGTCATAGGCAGAACCAAGACCATCGGGTCTATGACCTGGGGCAAGTCAACGGCAACCAAAGGATCAGCAGATATTTCAGCTACAATCCTAGGTAGATCGGTAAAGATAGAGGTCAAGATAGGCAGAGATAGGCAGTCAGAGCATCAGAAAGTCTACCAAGAGGCCATCGAAAAGTCTGGAGGGCAGTACTGGATAGTAAAAAACTTTGCTGACTTCTATGAAAAATATCAGAATTTTCTTTTATCCAATAAATCAATAACTTAATATTACAAGACAAACCAAAAACAACAAAAAAATGGCAAATTTATCAGAAATCTTCCTAAAGCAGGAAACACTAGAAACCCTACTTAGCACAGTTAAGGCAAAGGGTCTAAAAGGAGTCTCACTAACCATTTCTATGAACGATGAGGCAAACGATTACGGACAGAATGTTCAATCCTATGTCTCTCAGACAAAAGAGGACAGAGAGGCTAAAAAGCAGAAGTTCTGGACAGGCTCAGGCAAAGTATTTTGGTCTGATGGTAAACCAGCGATGGTGGTAGAGAAAAAGCAAGCACATCAATCTAAACCTCAGTATGCCGAGAAGGAAACCAACGCCCTCCCATTCTAAGTTTATCCTGAAGCGTAGGTTTATCAATAAGTTCAACGAATACACAGAATGGCAAGACATCGGATATGGAGAGTTTCTCTCCATTGAAGATGTTCAGGAGAAAATCAAGCTGCTCATTCAGAACTATAAGAATAAACACATGGAAGTACACTTTGAAATGAACGGCAAACTATTAGACTTTAATGGAAATGAAATATCACATCCTATTAAATTTACACCGAAATGAAAAGGCATCTGTTTCAGTTACTTAAATTTATAAATGTAGCCCTAGGTTTTATGACCTGCCTATATTTAATTTCTAAGTCTCTAGGGATGTTTGCATTGGTACTTGCTATTTTCGTCACTTACTTAAACATCACTATTGATGAAATACTCAAAGGAACAGATTAAAAGAGCGGTACGATCCTGCGTATTCTGTGAGAGAAACGGAATAAAGGCTGACCCAGAGATGGAAGACCACCCTGAAGCAGGAGAGATATTCTTCAATCACTTCATGGGAATGGTGGAACCTAGGCTTACAGAACTGCTAGAGAATCCTAGATATGTAATCAAGCTTCAACTAATTACTAGACACTTACATCACAATTACAGATAATGATTAAATACACTATACACGACACGAACTTTAAAGTAGACATTAACAGCGGTGAGCTATTTATTGAAAGAGATGGCAATGTTTTGGTTTTAGAAAACCACCTTGCTATCGAGCTAGTAGAAATACTAAGACAGAAGCTGTACATGCATAAAGATCAGAACGAAGGAGTTTTTAAACGATTCTTTAAATAACATGGAAGAAGCTCAAGTACTCAATCCCTTTGGATACCTATCAGCGACCAAGGTACTCGATGAAAACCGCAAACCTAGTGAGTGGTGGCACCAGTATCTCGAGTTTTACCCGGTCGTAGCTGAAAACGAATTTTATATTCTGTTTGGCGATGGCCTGCTAGTCAAAAAAGGAAGGTCTAAGTTTAGGACTAGTCAATACCTAAAAGGAGATAGGTTTATCTCGTTCAAGCAATACTATGGAAAAGAAAACTTATTGGAAGACGATTGGGTTCTTGTTGTTGGCGATTTGCCTAGTTAAATGGTGGATTGAGTTTTTAAAGATACACGCATGACACCACCATTCGCAATCCAGGTAGAAGAAGTTCTTGAGCAAATTCATAAAATGCTTATTGACAAGAACAGAAAGTACGGAAACTCTGCACTAGAGCCTCTAGGAGTATTTAGTCAGTTGTCCGCAAAAGAAGGACTACTGATCCGCATTGATGATAAGCTAAAAAGAATTAAGAACGGAAGCTTACAGAAAGATGATGAGGATGTGGTAAACGATTTGATTGGCTATTTAATCTTGCTAAAGATTAGCGATAATGTAAAGTAGGGTTTACAAAATGCACAATAAATGTTAAATATATTTCACAATAAACTCTGTTTTTATATGCAATGTCGTATAAATCAGACAAAAGTGCGACAAAACTCTTAAATGCATATAATATGAGCCCCGATATCTCGAAATGCCTAGGGACAAATTGTCCCTACAAAGAAACTTGTTACCGCTATACATCAGAGCCTAGCGATTGGCAATCCTACTTTACAGAACCACCAATTAAGGATGGCAAATGCGATATGTATTGGGGAGACCTGGCAGAAGCTGTTTTTAATCAGCTTAAAGATATTGTAAACGGTAAGGAGTAATTCGGATAATTTCCGAATTACAACCTATAAGTTTACAGATTGAGAACTTTTATTAACATTTAGAATAACTTTTTAGACACTCCGATCTGGTGTACCTTACTAAAGGGTTGGTATTGGTACTGAAACAAATACCTGTTGTCCAAGTAGGAAACTTTTCCACTAGGTTGAAGTAAAGAATTAATCCCTGCGCCCAAATATATACCCTTCGGTTTCTGGATAATTGTCCGAGTTTCGGTGTTGGTAATCGTGTTGGTTACCACAGGAATCTTAAAGTCGTTCGTAGCGGTCATTTTAAGCACCTCTCCGAGGACTTCTCCGCTTACATGGGTACTTCCATACTCCGAAGGAATGGAGGTCTTAAACAGGCTAATTTGAGGCTTAAAATCGATTAGTACTGTATCCCTCAAAACTTCGGTTTTAATCTTGTTTTTAGGCACATAAACTGTGTCCTTGACCTCCACTATCAAAGTGTCCGTTTTTGTCACGGTTTCAAACTTGTAGACAGTCTCTTGCTCATATCTAGGATAAATAACAAATGTCAAGACTGCTCCAATTAAAAAGGAGACAATGGCTATTCTAATTCTTTGATCCTCCATTGGTGTATTGAAAATAACAGACAGCAGCTCTTTGTTTACTTTCTGGAAACTCTCGTTCCATGATTGGGTCGACAATGCATCGTGAGATAAACTCACTCTGTGTCTCGGCAGGTTTTGGCTTCGGTAGTGGCATTATTTGTCTAAGTCTATATTTTCCTCGTATAGTAAAGTACGCAGCTGGTCACGACAAGCTTGATATACTTGGTGCTGATCGTCGTTTAGGTCCTCGTATTTAATCTTTGAGCGTAACCATTGGTCGAACTCATTCAAAACGCAATGCATTCCGCTTGCATTTATTGCCATGTACCAGGCATGGTGGTCTTCAGGTAGTTCAAATATTAGCTTGGCTTTCATAGCGGAAATTTATGTGAATCTACTAATAGTTCATAATTCTCTGATCCTTCTCTTACATACCTTCTGCCATGCAAGGTTAAAATTCTACCTCCAACTGGTTTAACTGGTGCCCCTCTTTCTACATGCCATCCCTGACTACCATCTCCATACTCTTCCTTGTAAGATCCTGTGATGGCTAGGTGAATTTGCTTCTGCTGTAATTCGTAAACCCTCTTGCCCTGGTTGTATTGCAAGGTATCTCTCACATCGTTTCTACTTGCGTTTTCATGAATGTGTCCCATGACAAATATGTCCATATTCTCATAAGTCTCCAAAGCCCTAGTCAAGTTTATAGCACCCTTGGTGACTAGTCCTCCGCCACCTGATCCATGAAAATACTTTAAGGTCTTAGTCATGGAAGTATTACCTCTTAATTCATATTTAAGAACTATCCACCCACCATATCCACCCACATAGACATTGCTTTTATTCTTGTAGTTAAATAGGTCTACAAATCTTTGAAGGATGTCAGTTTCAGAATACTTAATTATAGAAGTTTCATGGTTGCCATATCCAATAACAGTTAATATTGAAGCGTAAGGAGACCACCATTCTACCGCAGTTTCTACTATGCTATCCAAGTACTTTGCGTTATTATGCTCTGGCCTTATGTCTGACTTGTTGTTTCTGCGATCCATACGGCCCTGCATGCAGCAAAAAAAATCCCCATTAATAAAAATAGGGATATTCTGCTCAAGGCAATAGTCAAGGTGTCTCTTTAGCATTTCACGATCACACTTAGGATTATCCCAGTGAATATCTGAAAGTAAAGCTACCCGATTCTCCTCTGTTTTTAGTAAAAGAGAATGAACATTACGTGCTACTTTTATAAGTTCCATTAAGGAATAGTTTGGTACACTGTTTTGCCTCCAGACCGAACGGCCTTTAGCTTTTGCTTGCGGTTGCCTGTTTTAACGTAGCTTACATGAACCCAGTCTGGATTAGCATCAGTCCCAAATTCATGTATGCACTGGTCAAAATCTAA